TGCTGATGCTGCTCCTTTCTCAGAACTTTACCAAGCTTGTGGTGGTGCAGTTTCTGTATTCACAGCTGCTGTAGGTTCTTATCCAGCGGGTACAGTTATTGTTGATAATAACAGTACAAGTAACTCTACAATTTCTATTGACATTCGCAAATCATCTCCAGATGATGCGGCTAATGATAAGTTAGTTAAGATGTTAGGTTGTCGTGGTATGATGGATTTGACAGCTAACATCAGCGAAGTACCTTCTTTAAAGTTTAACTTCAAAGGTGCTTTTACTGACCCTACTACTGTAACTCGTGTTATCCCTGATTTCGTAAATCAAACATCACAGTTAGCTGCTGCTATTAGAAAAGAAACTATCGTATCTACTTTAGTAGCTCCTATGACTGGTACTTTTACAGCTACAACTGGTGGTACACTCACATTAGCTGGTACTATTGGTAAGAAATTAGCTACTTTGTCTGCAAGTACTGCATTGACTCCAGCACTAACTGGTTCTATTGCTGGTGATATTCGCTTTATCACAGTTGCAGGTGCTTCTGACGCTGCTTATAATGGTACTTTCTTAGCTACCATCATTGGCACAGGTACTGGCGCAGTATTACATTACCAAACTAAAGTTGCTATTGCTAGTGCGGCTCCTACAGGTACTATTACTTTAACAGTAGGTCCTATTGCTAAAACTTTCTCTTATGGTAACTGCTCAGCTCCTAACTTCTTTGGTTTTGACTTGACCCGTTATTTAACAGGTGCTGAAGAAGGTTTTGCTAAAGGTGCAACTCCTACTGATGTTACTGTTACCATGCTAGAAGATAAAGCAGGTACTACTAACTTTGACCCAGAAGCTAACATTGAACAGTTCTTTGGCGTTAAGATTAAATTTGGTACTGCCGCAGGTAAATATATCAGCTATGTATGGGATAGATTAGAACTTACCAATACTAAAGATACCAAAATTGGTACTTACTTTGGTAAAGACGTATCTATGAGAAATACAGGCAAAAGCTATATCATTTTCGAGTAATCTCCTTTGGGAAGGTTGGAACACCACCAATCTTCCCTCTTTTTAATTATTAGAGGACAATCTAATGGCCGTAAAATTATTTATTAAACTTCAAACTCCTACTATTGAACTTAAAGTATCTGCTAAAGATGCTGCTGGTAATAAAGACTCCTTCACAGTAGGTTTCAAACGCTATGACTTAGCAACTGCTCAAGTGAAATTAGAGCAATTACAGAATATCTTTGAATCTGTTTCAAAAGAAACTACTTTAGATTCTAAAGAACTGAATACCTTTATCAAGAATGAAATTGTATTCTTGAAACAGATTAAACTGGATTTAGAAGATGAAAACGGTAACTCTAAAGAGTTATCTGTCGCAGATACTAGAACAGTTAAACCGAATGAAAGTCTGTGGGAGACAGCAGATGAATGTCTAGCCGTCCTCCTAGATATGTATCTGGGTTCTGCTCCTTACAGACTTTCTCTAATTACTGCCTTGCAGAAAGCTTTACTAAATAGCGATTATAGCGAAGCAGAAGTAAAAAACTAATAGAGGCTGGCGAGTACTTAGGAAAGATAGTTGAATTAGCAAAATATGAACAGGAAGTAGCAGATAGTAATGCAAAAGTAAATTCTTTACTAGCTGCTTTTCCTGGACTTACACAAGATACTACAGAAGTTGAGGAAGAAATCCATGAAGAAGATGTTTTTTATCTCTGGGACACTAAAGAAGTTATCTTTAAGATTTACAAGATTGCTAGAAACTATCTATCTGAATACTATGCACTTGACTCAGCCATTCTTATAGAATTGATTAAAGAGAATAAAGTATCTATTGAAAGTGCTTTATCTGAAATACCGTATATTCATAGCGGATACCTTAACATTATCTTAGAAGAGAAAGAAAATGGCAGAACAGATACTGAAAGTTAAACTTGTTGCTGATGTGGGGCAATCTGAAGCGGCTTTAAAGCTGTTTACAGATTCGGCTAAAGATGCTGGAGTATCTATAGAAAAGGTCTTTAAAGCTGTTAATGTTGAAACAGATAAAATAGCTTATGATATTAAAGTAACTGCTGATGAACTGGATAAGTTAGATAAAGCTTTTAAGTCTGCTAAAGCAAAATTCTCAGAAGACGAGACTACTAAGTTATCTAGTAGTTTCGTTGAAGTTACTAAGAATATAGATGCTGAAGCTGCTAGAATTGCAAAAAGTCGTCAAAAAGGTTTTGAAGAAGACTTAGCAAAACGTACTACTAGATTAAAAGAATCACTTAGCTTAGAACTAGCTTTAATCCGTGAAGGCGAAAATAGTATCACAGCTATTAAACTAGAGTCAGCTTCTAAACAAAGAAAACTTGAAGAAAAGTTACAAGAAGACCTAGCTGCCGTAAAGCAGAAGTTTATCGACCAAGATATAACTGCTGCTGCTAAAAACACTTATATCAATAGACTATATGCTGATTATAAAGATGCTACAGTTAAGTTAAATGAATTAACTGATGAACGTATAGCTAAAGCAAACCAAGAAGTGGCAGACTTTAATCTGGTAGAGAAGAAACTTGCTGAAACTTCTGCTAGACGAGTAAAACTTGTAGAAGATAGAGAGAAAGCTTTAACCGATATCCAAATAGCTGCTGCCAAGAAGTCTCAGGAAGTCCAAAATGCTTTAATTAAACAAACAGTAGATGCTTCAATAATTACAGAGGATAAAGAATATAAAAGGCTTCTAGCTGCTAGAAAAGCTAATGCTGAAGCTGCTTTTGGTGTTGGCGCACCACAAGCGAGTAGAGATGATAGAGGTTATGTACCTTTTGCTATGGGTACTGTTGGCGGTAACAGAACTGCTGCACAAGCACCTGCTGATGCTAGGGCGCAAACACTACAAGAAGCAGAAACTAGAGCTTTTTTACGAAGAAGATTAAATGCTGAGAGAGAAGTAGCGGCTACATTGGATTCTGTAGTTAATACCTCCATTAGCAATAATACTAAGGCTTTAGAGGCTAATAAAAAAGCTGTAGATGGTGTTGGTAAATCACATAAAAGTTTACTAGGTCATATTACAGAAGTTTATGGGGCTTACCAATTAGTTAATATTGCTGTAAGTACTTTTAAACAATTTTTACTTGATATACCTAAAGCTGGTATTCAACAAGAACAAACACAAGCAACTCTTTTTGCTATCTTTGGTTCTAAAGAAGGTTATAAAAATATAGAGTTCTTAAAAGACCTCAGTAAAAGCGCAGGTCAATATATAGGTGACTTGCAAGAAGCCTATACTAGATTCGCACCTTCAGCGGTACTAGCAGGAGCTACACAAGGAGAAGTTAATAAAGTATTTAAAGACTTTACAGAAACTTCTACTGTATTGCATTTAGGAACTGACCAAGTTAAATCTCTTTATTTAGCTTTGGAGCAGATGTACGCTAAAACTACTGTACAATCTGAAGAGATTAAGAAACAGTTAGGTAACGTACTTCCTGGTGCTGTAGAAGTAGGTGCTAAAGCTTGGGAAAACTATATAAATAAAGGAAAAGAAGGGGCAGCTAGAACTAAATTATCTGTAGCAGAATTTATGGATGCTATGAGTAAAAATTTAGTTATAGCTAGACAATTTATTCCAGAATTTTCCAAAGCTTATAGAGATACTTTTGGTGGTCCAGATGATTCAGTCTTTGAGGATACTAGAACAAAATTATTATCTAATTTACAAAGAATTAGAAGTACTTATTTTGAACTGACAGATGAAATATACAAAAGAACGTCATCAACTTTAAACGATATAGTTAAATTAGGTGCAGAAGCTTTAGAAACAATACAGAAGAATGCTACTGGAGTTCTACAAGCTATTGAAATCTTATCTGTAGCAGTAGCAGCTAGATTAAGCGTTGCTTTAGCTGTAAATTTAGCAGCTAATCTTAGTAAGGTAACAGTTCTTTTAACTGGTATGTCGGCTGGTATGCTAAGTGTAGCTACTGCTGCTGTAACTGCCGCTGTATCAGTAGCTAATCTAAGTATTAAATATGAAGAAGCTAGAGGTATTTTAGTAGACTATAATAATGAAACAGCCTCTATTACCTCTACTTTAAGTGTAGTTTTATCTGATGTTAAAACACTATTAACAAGTTATTTAGAAACTTATAAAGGTTTTGGAAGTGATTTCTTAAAAGCTATTTTACCAGACCCTGTTAAAGCTGTAGGTGACTTCTTTAGACAATATGTGCCTCTTACTTTGGGGTATTTGAAAGCCACTAAACAAGCTTTTACAGAAGAAGGCTTAACTGTAAATCTTGCTTTAACTGCTAATCAATTTGCTAAAGAATATGCAGCCCAATTTGATGCTTACGGTTCTAGTGTAGTTACAAGAGCTGTTGAGAAAGATATTTCCAAAGTAAAAGAGTATGTAAAAGGTAAACCTGTTTATGAAGTAGGTAAAGAGATAAGCGCACAATTAGCCGCTGGTTTAAAATTATCTAGTTCAGATATTACTGAAATGCTTAATAGTGGTTTAGAGATAGGAGCTACTGATAAAGGCGGTTCAGGAGAAGGCTTAAAGAAAAATGCAGAGCAGAATAAAGCTTCTCTAAAAGAAACTTATAGAAGTGCTTTTGAAGAGATTAAAAATAGTTATAGCCAAATACAAGCTGACCTTACAGAAGCACTAGGTAATATAGATATTCTATATCAGCAAAATGCTATGTCTATTGAGACTTATTTCTCTCAAAAGATGCAGTTACAGGAAACTGATTTAGCTGTTCAGAAAGAAATGCTGAACCAAGAGTTACAGTTAGCTTATGCTCAGAAAGACAAAGTTAAGATTCAAAAGTTAAATGGTGAGTTAATTAAAGCTGAAACTGATGCTAATAAACTTGCTACTAAGACTATTATCGAAAAGACTAATGCTGAAAGAGAGCTGCAAACTAGCTTAGCAAATATAAATGCCGAATATGCTAAAACCTTTGGTACTTTAGTTACAGCTACAGAAGCTGCGGATGCTGCTGAACAGAAATTCTTAGCTACTAATGGTGCTTTAATCCTAAAACTATCTTTACTAGCAGATGCTGGTGATGAATTAGCGGCTAAACGATTAAAACAGTTATATGCCTTAAAAGATAGTGCCGTTATTGACGAACAGCTAAATGACTTGGCTACTAAGAGAAATGCTTTAGCTGCTGAATATGACGCTACTATTCAAAGAATAGCTGATAGAACTACTGCTGGATTTCCTGATATTTGGGGTACTGCTTCTGACGAAGCCTTAGCTAAATATAAAGCTGGCATGGCTGAAATAGCAGAAAAACAGAAAGAGATATTAAGTTCTCAAGGTACTGGAATTTCACTTTCCGATAACGCTAAAAAAGAAGTAGCTAAAACTAAAGAAATATTAGAAGATTTGAAAGGAAAGTCCGGCTATATAGCAGAGCAAATGAATAAAGCATTTAATGATTCTTTCTCTAATGCTTTTACTGGATTTATAGCTGGTACTGACTCAGCTAGTAAAGCTTTCTCTAACTTTGCTACTTCCATGATTGGCAGTATTCAGAGAATTTTAGCTCAGAAAATGGCTGAAACTTTACTAAGTAGTTTTATTACCCCAGCTTTATCTAATATTGGCAGTGGTTTTATGGGGCTATTTAGTAGTTCTATTAGCGGAGCTACTGCAGCTACTATGGGTGCAGGGCCTATGCTAGCCGCTGCTAATGGTGGTGTATTCTCAGGCTCAGGTATCTCAGCTTACTCAGGTTCAATAGTATCTAAACCTACTATTTTCCCATTTGCTAAAGGTACTGGTTTAATGGGTGAAGCAGGGCCAGAAGCTATTTTACCTTTGACCAGAAATTCTAAAGGTAAACTCGGTGTATCTGCTGATAGTACTGGACAATCGGGCAGTAATGTGTATAATATAGAAGTTACTGTTCAAAGTTCTAAGGACGAAAAACCCGCAGATACAGGACAGAAAATTGCAGAAGCTATGATGAGAACTATAGCTAAGCAAGAAATCGGATTAGCAGCTAGACCAGGCAACTCACTTAACAGAACTACTAAATTTGGATAAGACATGACTACGACAGCTTTGCCTTTACCTAATAAAATAGCACTTTCAAGTGATAAGTCTGTTAGTTTTAGAGCCATCTCCTCCCAGTTTGGGGATGGCTATCAACAAATAGCACCTAATGGGATTAATAATAAGGTAGCTTCATGGAATGTTGAGTGGGGCGCTTTAACATTAACTGAAAGAAATACTGTAGAAACTGTATTAGATAGTGTTGGTTCTTGGGGAATACTAACTTGGACTCCTACTAATGAAACAGTACAATTGAAATTCAGAATCACTAATGAAGGATATTCCAGAAAAACTTTAAATAGAAATGGCGTATTTTCTATTTCTTGTAAGTTAGTTCAGGTCTTCAACATATGACTATTAATCAAGATGTTCTAAAATCAGAAGTTCCAGCATTAGTAGAGTTATTTGAGATTGATTTAACTTCTACTAATGTTCCGGCTCTAGTTGGTAACGTATTCAGAGTAGCTACTATGACTGACTCTACTGACCTAGTTAATATAAAAGCTGTTAGTTTTGGTGGTAATGACTACGTTCCGTACCCTATACAGATTTCTGAAGTATCTTTTTCTTCTGATGGTGCGCCTCCAAGACCAAAGTTAGTACTAGCCAATGTTAATAAGTATATTGGTCAGTTAGCTTTTGCCTACGGGGATATTATAGGTGCTACTGTTACTTATATTAGAACATTTACACCTTATTTGAATTCCCCTAGTAAAGTATCGCTGCCGCCATTGAAATACTTTATAGCTAAGAAGACTTCGCATAATAGAACTACACTATCCTTTGAGTTAAGGGATTTTAGAGATAAAGAAAGAGCTTTCCTTCCTAAACGGCAGATGTTAAAGAAAGACTTTCCTGGGCTTGGGATTAATAAAAATGTCAGATAGAATAGAGTTGACTTTTAAACAGTCTGAGAAGATTAGAGAACATACATTAAACTGCTATCCGCAGGAAATGTGCGGTTTCCTAACTGAAGATGACTTTATTCCGGTAAAGAATACTGCTGATGAGCCGGAAAAGTCATTTAGGATAGATACTATAGACTATGCCAGATGGTTTAGCAAAGCTATAGCGGTAGTTCACTCGCATACTAGGGCTTTGAAAAAGCAAGAACTATTTGATTTAAGAACGCCTAGTTATGCTGATTATGTTAATCAGAAAAAAACTGGATTACCTTGGTTAATTGTTGGTTGTGAGAGTTTAACCGTTACAGACCCAATTCAGTTTCCTAGAATACCGGATAATAATTATATTGGTAGACCTTTTCAATGGTTTATCTATGACTGTTATAACTTAGTTCAGGACTTTTATAGATTTGAACTTGGTATTATTCTAAAAGATTCTCTAGTAGATAAAGATTATCAAGATATCAGGCACATGAATGATATATTTAGTGACTATTTCGAGGATTATGGGTTTAAAGAAATTCCTTTTGAAGAACTTACTGATGGTAATCTAGTTCTATTAGACCACGGTGGCTTTACCTGCAATCATTTAGGTATCTATTGGAAAGGTCAGGTTATACATCAAGGCATGGTTAGTGTATCAGTTCCTTTTGAAACTTTCTTAGGAAGAATAAATAAGGTATTAAAATATGTCGGCTAAACTAAATGTTGTTATTCTTTCAGGTGAAAATCCTGAGGTATTTGAATTGTTTGCTTCTAATATAAAAGAAGTAGTTAGTTTGCTCCGCTTGCAGAAAGGTGATAGCTTTGCTGATGAATTGTTAAATAATAACTATAAGTTTGTATTAGCTGATTCTACTAGGGAAGATAGTTTTGTAGCTTTAGTACCTGAAGTAGTGTTTTCTACTTTTGAAGGGTTTGATGTTTTATTTATAGCCCCTGATATTAGCGGAGAAGAACCTATAAGTACTGCTTGGTTAGCTGCGGCTATGGCGGTAGCTAGTACCACAGGAATGACCTTAGCAACTACTTTAATGATTATGAATACAATAGCTTTATTAGCCATCTCTACCGGTCTTAATATGCTAATGTCAGCTCTATCACCTACCCCAGAATTCTCCCAAGACCCTGCCGCAGCTCAAAACAAATCTAATTTATTTAATGGCGCACCTATAGTAAGAAACCAAGGTGGTAGTGTACCACTTATATTTGGTAATCCTTATTGTGGTGCAGTACTTATTTCATCTGGTGCATTTACAGAAGAGGTTACAGCATAATGGAAAACTTACCAGTAATTTATGGTGAAAAGAAAGGTGGTGGGCATACTCCTGTAGAAGCTGCCGATACTTTATCCTCTAAACAGACAATGAGACTATTATTTGCCTTATCAGAAGGCCAAATAGACAGCGTAGAGGATATTCTAGTAAATAGTGCAAGTATTAGTAACTATAGCTCTACCGTAGACTACGAAGTCAGACAAGGTACAGTTGACCAGACTGTTATTAAAGGTTTCTCTGAGGTAGAGGCTCCTTTAACTGGTGGTGGTGTCTTTCCGGTTGAGTTAAAAGCTGGTGTTCAGCATATCTACTCACTTTTAGGTATGTATGATGCGGCTAGAGTTAACCTAACTATTCCTAGATTGATGCAAGTAACCGGAGAAGGAGACCGAGTAGGTTATACAGTTACTTTATCTGTTTATAAAAGACACCAACCATTTGGCGGTAGTCCAGGAAGTTGGCAATTAGCTAGTACTATTACTAAGAATGGTAAATGTACTAACCCTTATTCATGGGATGTTAGGTTAGAGAAACCAGCTACTACCGGAGAACTAGATTCTTGGGGCATTATGATTGTCCGAGATTCTGCTGATGATTCAGATGATAAACATTATAGCACTACAGCTTTATCTGCTATAACTACTATAGTTGAATCTAGTTTAACATATCCACATACAGCTTTAGTTGGTGTTACTTTAAAGGATGCTGCCCAGTTTGGTGGTTCTATTCCTGAAATTAAGTTCAAAGTTAAAGGTATTAAACTACCTTTACCAGTTAATTATAACCCAACTACCAGAACTTATACTGGTGTATGGAATGGTGCATTTAAGTCAGTTAGAGAATATACTGATAACTTGGCTTGGATAACTTACTGGGTTCTACGAGAACATGGTTCTACTTTCTTAGACTCTGAATGGGGTTTAGAGATTGCTGCTAGTGATATTGATGTAGGTTCCTTTTACTTGTATGCTCAGTACTGTGACCAGTTAGTATCAGATGGTAAAGGTGGTCAAGAACCTAGATATACAGCGCACTTTCAGTTTATTGAAAGAGATAATGTTCCGACTTTCTTAACTTACTTGTTAAATCTAGGTAATGCTAACTTCTCCTCTAATAGTCTAGGCCAGATTTCAATTATCTGGGATGGCGCAGGCCAAAGCATTACTAAAGTAGTATCTAATGCTACTGTAGTTGATGGTGTTTTTGAGTACTCATCTAATGACCTAGAAGGTAGAACTAATCTAGTTAATGTAACATATGCTAGAGAAGAACTATTTGGTGATAGTGATACTGCTACTCATTATGAACAGACTTTAATTGACAGATATGGCTTACAAACCTCTGACGTAGTATTGTTTGGTTGTAAAAGTGAAGCACAAGCTTTGAGAAAGGCTAGAGCTGTTCTTTATAACAACTGCTATGCTACTGATTTAGTTACTTTTAGACAGCTATTTCAAGGTGCTACTTATCAAATCGGTGAGTTAGTTTCTGTTATGGACAGTGATAATGTTGTAACTAACCCTAAACATGGGATAATTATTGAAAGTTCTCTTTTAGCAGGCACTACAACGCTGGCTTTAGACCGTTCAATAGTTTTAACTAATGCTAGTTATACCATTCAGTTTATCGGTAATGATGGTACTACATTCTTATCGAAAGCAATTACACAAACTAATGGCTCATTCTCTAGTGTTACTTATACTGGAAGCGAAGTACCTTTTGTTGGTGGAACTGTGTTGTTCTCAACTACAGCTTTAACTCCTAGAACAGTTAAAGTTATCAAGGTTGATAAAGATGATGAACACGTTTATACAGTTACTGGGTTGACCCATAACGAGTCTAAATATAGTTATATCGAGACAGTAGGTTCTATTGCTACGCCTTCTGGTAGTTTCATTAACTTTAATAACTTTACAGTTCCAGCTGTTAGTAACATTACAGTTGATGAAGTGTTCTCCTCTAATGGTGTAGTTGAGTTCTCTAAACTAGCTGTTGACTGGGATTGGAATGTTAGTGGTACTGAAGACTATAGAGCTACTTTTGATATTTCTTACCGTAGAGATAATCAAGAATATCAGCAAGCCAGAAACTTAGGTACATCTGACTTTGACATTGAGTACCCACTTCCAGGTGTCTATGATATTTATATCTGGGCTGTTAATCCTTTTTCTGGACTACGTTCAGTTGTAACTAGTATTGTTTATAACTTTAGAACTGCTACTGCGGTTTCTACTTTGCTACCTCCAACTAATGTAGTAGTTCCTAATACTGCTGGAGTTGTATTTCAGCAAAGAGATTTGCCGCTGACTTGGACTTTTCCAGTTGCTAATGATACTAAGGTTGATAAACTTAAAGACTATGTGGTTCAGGTCTTAGATTATGCTACAAGTACTGTTAAAGGCACTTATACAGTAACTCCTAATACAGCTAAAGGCGGTGATTTTCTACTTACTTTTGCTGAAAATGCTGCTATCTTTGGTACTGCTCAGAGACAGTTTAGAGTTAGAGTTTTTAGTAGAGATTTAGTAGGTGATTTATCTAATTATGTTGAGGTTGTTCCTAATAATCCAGCCCCTACTGTTAGTACATTTGCAGTTAGTGCTGTTCTTGGGGCTGCGTATGTAAAAGCAACTATTCCAAGTGACCCTGACCTTGTTAGTTATACTTTTAAAAAGTATTCTGCCGCTACCGGTGGTACTCTTCTAGGAACTATAACAACTGTTAGTAACTATGTTGATTTTGAAGCTACTGCTGGTACTGAGTATTACTATACAGTAACTCCTAATGATAGTTTCGGAACAGGAACTGAAAGTACTAGAACCGCTAGTACTGCTTTATCTGCAGAGATAGATACCTATACTTATACAGGGCTTCAATTTACTCCTAATAGTCCTGCTAATAACTATGTAGCTTGGAGTTCCTTTGTAGGTATTAAGAATGGAACTACAAGCGTAACTGTTGCTGCTGGTAATGCTCAATGGACTGCTGGGACTTTGTATCTATACTATATTCCAGGAAATACTACTTTACAAAGTTCTACTTCTTCTGCTACTGCTATTGCGGCTGGTGGTAGAATTCTAGCTACTTATAAAGGTGGTACTAATTTAACCTGTGATGCGGGTAGAGCATTTATAGATGGAGACCAGATTATTGCTGGTTCTCTTTTAACTAATGCTCTTGCTACTAACACTGCCTATATTACAAATATGGCGCAGATTGGAAATATCATCCAATCGGATAATTATAGTAATAGTGGTGGAAGTTATACTGGTTGGAGAATAGACAAAGATGGAGCAGCTAACTTTAATAGTATTACTATCAAAGATAGTGCTGGTAATGTTACTATGGCAAGTGGTGGTGCAGTATGGGATTATATTTCTAATCCAAGTGGAACTAAACCAGCTAATAATGCAACTGTAGGTGCCACTTGGGGCACTAATATCTCAGGACAACCTAGTAATGATTTAATTCTTAATAATCTACAAACTGGCGCTTGGGTTGTTGGCCAAACACCACCTTGGGTTCTTAACGGGACTAGCGCAGAAAATGCAATTGATTATGATACCGATGTCAATGGTGTAAAAGTTCCTGTATGGAAATGCATAGCCAATGCTGACGGTAATGAATCAGGTGGTTGGTATAAAAATGAAGGAGACCCTTCTTTTGGTAAAAATTGGTTCAAGGTTGATAAAAATAAACCATATAGATTTGCAGTTCCGGTCAAAATAACCGGAGGAAATACCGGTAGTTACTTCTGGGGTATTGGTGAAAATACAGTTTGTGATTTAAACACAAGTAATAAAAATAATAATCCTTATTTTGTGTATGGGGGAAGAAGCGGTCTTGTGGCAAACCGTTGGTATTTATTGGTTGGTTATGTATTTCCGGCTGGCAGTACAGGAAATACCAATGCCGGTTCAGGTATATTTGATTTGACCACTGGTGAATTAGTTGCTGAAAGATGGAATTATTGTTGGGCAAGTGATGTTGAATATACAGGCACCCGTGCTTACCAGTTCTACTGTGCTAATGCAGGAGAGACACAAGTATTTGGTTATCCAACAGTTGAAATAGTAGATGGTACAGAAAGTAAATTGTTTAACAACCTAGGCTATGCTGCATTATTAAATGCACAACAAAAGTGGTCTGATGTAGGTGGAATTGGAAAACCCGCTGATAATGCAACAGTAGGTGCAAACAGCTCTAATTTAGCTATAGGTACTAGTACAAATGTAATTAAAAATTCTGATTTTTATAATGCTTCCTTGTCAGGATGGAGTGTTATTTCTGGTTATTTATTAACCGGTATTACTACTGGAGTAGATTTGGGTGGATGGTATCCAGTAGGCGGTCATGCTGGCTGGATTCACGAAGATAATGCAAACAATCCAACTGGATATGTTGACTTTGGTACAGAGAATATATCTGTAATAGCTGGTAATAGCTATGAATATCAATGTAAGACAGGCGCACACCGTTGTAAAGTAGATGTCTTTGTTTATTGGTTTAATAGTGCTGGTTCTGTAGTAGGTAATACAACATTATTAAGTAATAATGACGAAGCATCTGGGGGTACAACTCTTGCTGGTTATAAATTCCATTATGGTTTTGGAGTTGCACCAGCTAATGCAGTTTATGTAAGATTTGTTATTCGTAAAAATGGGACTTTTACTGGTCAAGCCGATAGTTGGGCATTTTTCACACAAGCCTATTTCGGTACTGCTTTAGCAAATCAAACAGAAGCATCTGTTTGGTCAGCGGGAGGTTCAGCAGGTGCTTTTGCAAACTTAAACCTAATAACCAGCAATAACACAACAACCTATATCGACTCTGCCAATGGAAAAGTTTTAAATAACTTACAGCAATGGGCAGAGGTAAATGGGGCAACAAAACCAGAGGATAACGCAACTAAAAGCAGGGTATTTCAACAAGCGACCGCACCAACCAGCGGCATGACTTTGAACGACCTTTGGGTGGATACAACCACCCTTAATCCTGCTGTTTACCGCTGGTCTGGTGCTAGTTGGATGCTTGCGGGTGATATTACTGCCAATAACACAGCGGCTGGTATTGCTGGTCAAGGCGCATTAGCTACTGCTAATAGCGCAAACTGGAGTTCACAAGTAACAGGAACAGGAAAACCCGCTGATTATGCAGATGTAACCAACTACAACGACACAAGAGTTTCAAATGTTATTGAAGAAAATGGCACTTTGTTTGTTGCTCGTCCTATTGGGGCTAGTTATGATAATGCGTATCCAGCTGTCACAGGTATGATTAGAATTATACTGCCACAAGGTTTTACCAACACCATGATGAAATTAGCGGTGAACGTCTATACCTATAGTTCTGATAAATCTTTTAGTCTGAACTTGGCTGGTTATAACTATCAACCTAATTCTACTTGGTACAGCACAGAAGCCAATTTAATAGGTTCAACTGCAGCAGATAATCGCGTCCGCTTTGGCTATGATTCCACACTGGGTAAATGTTGTATTTATATCGGTGAACCTACCAGCTCTTGGAGTTATCCAAAAGTAATGGTTAAAGACTTTATTGCTGGGTATTCAAACTTTGCACGAAGTGTATGGGAAACAGGTTGGGCGATTGATATTGTTACTTCTGCCCCTCAGAATGTAACACAGGATTATGCAGATGCTTTAATTGATGCCGCTAGTTTTAAGAATCAAGGTGCTTTTGCAACGTTGAATAAAATAACCTCAGGCAATGCAACTACATTTATTGATAATGCAGCTATAGGTTCTGCTCAGATTGCTAATGCTGCTATCAGTAATGCACAAATAGACAGGGCATCTGTTAATAAATTACAAGTAGTAACTGCTGATATTGTTGATGCTAATGTTAGTACTTTGAAGATTGCGGGTAATGCTGTCACAATACCTGTTTTTTCAAAATTATCTTCTTTAACAGCAAAGTCGGCAGGGTCTTGGCAAACAGTACTTTCAGTAGTAGTCCCAGCCTCTGCCACAGATGTAAGAAATTTTCAAATAATGATTTCCTGTTCTTGCTATACAGAAGCTGAAGGTTATGAATATGACTATGACCCCGGTCTTTGGGATGTCAATTGGAGAATTATAGATGATTTAGGTAATGTTATAACTGACTTACTAACAGGAACTGTAGTCTATCCTTTATATACTTATACACCTCCTTGGGGAAGCAATCCACCAACAATACCTGGACCAAATACATTAGGAGCTGAAGTATATTATAAAAGTTATTCTATCGGAAGTCAAAGAACTTTTAGTCTTCAGATTAATGGACAGTATGGAAGCTTTGGTTATCAAAATATGGTTACAGATGCAAGTTTAGCTGTTGTTGACTACAAGAGGTAATTTAATGAAACAAGCAATTATATTTAACAAGTTTGGTCAAATTTTAAGAGTTGTTACTGCTCCTGAAAATGCTATTATGCTTCAGAAAACAGAGAATGAGCTTATAAAATTATATGACGGAGATGTTATAAATTCTTATGTTGAGGTAGATACTTTAGAGTTGGTCAACTTTCCCGAACAACCTTCTAAATTCCATACTTGGAACTGGGAAACTAAACAATGGCAAGAGCCTGAAAATTATCAACAACTACTATTCAATGAAGCAGCTAGTAAAGTAAAACTAGAACGCCAACGGTTACTAGCTACAACTGACTGGACAGACACAGTATCAGCATCTACAAGATTAGAAAACTATAATGCTTGGCAGTTCTATCGTCAGCAACTTAGAGATATAACAACACAGGAAGGTTATCCATTTAATGTTATCTGGCCTACTCAGCCAGTATAGGAGCTATTATGTCACTTGACCCTATAACAGCAGGATTTGACCTAGTTAAAACTGGCTTAGACAAGTTCTTCCCTGATGCCGACACAGAACTTAAAGGTAAACTAGAAGCCGCAGCTACTGAAATTAACAACAACTACCAGTTACAACTAGCTCAGATTGAGGTAAATAAGGTAGAAGCTGGTAGTTCTAGTCTATTTACTTCCGGTTGGAGACCATTTATCGGCTGGATTTGTGGACTTGCACTAGCTTACTGCTCTATACTAGAGCCACTACTTCGGTTCATAGCTAGTGTACTATTTGACTATGCAGGCT